ATAAACTGTTACGACCATATTGGATGTATTATATGTCCAAAGCTTATTTGCACCAACAATCTTTGTTGGATCAATCGACACAATCTTGAACTTTTCATAACTTTGTGCATATGATAAATTTTTAACAACTTTTTCAGCACGAACACGACGTTTCGTTACGACTTTTCGTGTTCGTTTTTTATTATCGATATAGAGTTGAGCATCATCGACAATTTTAGCGTAAATCTTACCTTTCTCAATTAATTGTTTACGAGTGAAGTGACGATAAGCAAATAATAAATCTTCATCTAATGTACAAAGAACTTCAATCATTTCCTCTGCGCGTGGTTCCATTGTTTCTATGATTGCTTGTGCTATATTTGCAGATGCATCACGTGCAATTAAAAAATCATATAATGACCAATTAAAATCAATTAGGTCATCATCTAACATACCCTCTAATGCAGCAAGGACTGCCGATATCTTAGATTGAAGATCTGCACGTGGTAATATGGGAGGGGCGGCTGTTGGTTTTGTTTCAGTTGTAGTAAGAACTGAAACTGGCGCTACCGAACTCTTCGGTAGGTGAACTTTTTTCCGATCTAAGAAATCAGGAATTTCATCGTTCATTTTTTTATTATAACAGAATAAATTGAAATGTCAACTAGAAAAAATCAGCGGGGTGGACTTCCGCTGATTTTCTATTCCTATTGCTTACGTGTAGATTCTTGCAGCAAAACCATGCATTTTTTTGAAGTAATTAATTTTTTAAGATCTGCTGCAAAAGTTAACTCATAACTCCAGTTCATTACATAGTTTAAAGCGCGCTCAAGTTCTCTTGGTGTTTTTGAACCAGCTTGAAGTCTCGTTGCTTCTAGTATAAGACGTAGCGATTCAACCAGATCTAGATTTCCGTTTACATATTCTTCAAGCACAAGTTTGGCATCTATTGCCTCATCCACATTCGAATTCTCCGAATGTAATTTCGCTGCTCGTGGCATTTTCGCCTCCCAGCATCAATCGTTTCTGTTCCATCAACAGTCCTCCGAGCTGGTTGATCACCAACATTTTCTATAAAAAAGAAAGAGGGAATGGCCACCCCTCTTTCTTTCAGTTTCATCATTTAGGAAACGTGTTGTGCTTTTTCTAAGCGATCTTTTAAAATCTTGACATATCGCTCAGGTTCCATTTCCTTAAGTTGTTTGACAAGCCGACTTGTACGCACTAAATCGTTGTATTTATTTTGAAGGGAACGATTTAGAATACCTAAGTCTGCTCGTTTCTGAGTTACTCTGAACTTAGCCATGGTAGTCTCACTTTCTTTCATGACAAACCGAAAGATCAAGATATTAGCTTCTTGACCTTTACGTAAATCAATATGTTCATAAGGCACAAATTTGTCAAGGTATATCGATACATAACATCAAATTTTTATTTTAAATATATCAATATCACGTAAATGTTACACAGGATTAAGTTTAGCCCTTTTAGCCATTTGTGTGGATAGTGCTTTAACCTCTCTAACACGACGCCCCCATCCCTTACCAAAAATACGCCAAATATTCAAGCCTTGAAGGAAGTGAAGACGCTCATCACATATTTGTGCAACAAGTTCAACTGGATCTTTTAAATTTGTAGCTGCAATTGTCTTTGGCCCAATTTTGCCATCTTGTTCAACACCCACAAACATTTGGAGTTTACGAGCAGCACGTACAATTCCTGAATTAACACCATAATCAAATACAGCATAATCAACACCCGGTGGTAAATCATCACCGCTTACTTTATTCCAGTATTTTGTGCGATAAATTTCTTTAGCTTGATCTAATGTAAGCTTTCGTACAGTAGCTGCTGTTGCATTTTTATCAATATACATCCGTACATCATGGATTGTAATTCCATACTTTGTTGGGCCGCCTGCATCACCTGCATCATTCGAATAACCACCTTCTGAATCAAGGACGTGTTCTAAAATTTCTTGATAATTATTTTTCATGATTTATTTCCTTTATTATGTTCCATTACCTTCAACAAAACAAACAACATTACCACCTATAATACAAACATGAGATCGACCATCTGGTGTTTCTCTTGGATCGGGTTGATTAGATTCAATAATTTCATTTGGAACTGGATACCATGGAATCTGTGATTTATCATTAAAATAAGGCTGATCTGGTCTAACAAAATATTTACCATTAACCATTTTAGTTTCTAATACTGGAAAACAATCAGATAGATTACAACAAGAAGATTTTCGATGTTGCATTCCTTGATAATGTCCTTGTGGCCTCATCCACTTATTATAAAATTCATTATGTAATTGTTGATGCTGTGGCGGATGTTGTGCGATTGCTGGAAATGTAATCAACATGAATATTAAGAAACTAAGTGTTCTTTTGCCCATTTAAATATATCTCTCACTTTATGTTCATATTCTTTTATTTTAAAAATAATTATTTGTGGTTCGATTTCTTCTGGTATCAACACAACAATTAACCCATATGGAATATCTATTCCATAACGTTCTTTAATCATTAGTGCATATGTTGTAGCTTGTATTTTGTATTTAAGTAATTTTTCACTATCCGTTTCAATTTTTTTACGTGCTGTTTTAAAATCTGTAATTGTTTTCCAACGACTTCGATATTCAGCAAATAAGTCAATTGTTCCAGCAGCACCCAATTCTGTTGAATACACCGGCAACTCAATACCATATATTTTACTTATGTTGTTGTCAAGAAAAGGTTTGATCTTAACAAACAAATGTTTGTATGTTGGTAATACAGTTTCTGATTTAACGTTCATTAAGTAATCTTCAATTAATTTATGAACGGCGTTTCCTTGTTGTCTTGCACGAAAAGAAATATTTTCAGCTTCTTCATGTCCAACACGTTCTCTCCATTTATCTAATGCTTCCGTACCATAATAAGCACCAATAACTGTTGTAACAGAGGGAAATGTACCACCCGGCGTATCATATACACGCCGTTTTTTAGTAGTAATTTGTTTTAATGTTTCACGCGGTAATAATTCTTGTTCAATAATCATATTTGTTCAAATTGTGATGAGGTATTTTCTTTTTCATTTCATGTATCTGTTCACGAAGATGACCGGTGGGTCTAATACTATAAAGATTATATCCCGGCAACGGAGCGCCAATGGCAATTTCCCATTGGGGATTATCTTTTTCCCATTGATCTACTTCAGCAATAGAAATACTAAGAGGTTTCTCTTTACCGTTCTTTTTATGTCTTGCCGTATAATGTGGCATTAGTATCATCTTTCATTTTTTCTGTTGTGTCATCAACTGGCACATTGCCAAATTTCTTATTATAATTATCTATTCTTTTATTACGTCGATGTTCGAATTTACGACGCTTTGAATCATAATCATCGTCACCTGGACGACGTTTAAAAGTCTTTCCCATCTTAGTTCTCTATTTTCTCCTTTTTTGGTTTCTTAATTCTTGGTTTCTTTAGTTTTTCTTCTTTTGGTAAATCAATTACAGAATCTGCGGGTGTTTCAATAATTAATGACGTAGGTGTTTTCATTACCTTAATTTGAGCTGGTGGAAATTGTAAACAATCTGGAAATGCATCACGAACAAGTGACTCAGGGATGTCATAAGGCATTGTATGATCTTTGACAGCCAAGAGTAATTCTGCATCATTATGATTTAGGGATTGTAGCAACTGAATAAACAAACCTTCTCGTTTCATTGCAGTGAGGCTTGGGTTGCCGCCTTTCAAGAATAAATACATCCGTTTCATTTCATTATATAGCATACCTTCTTGATCAAGATATGGACATGGTGTATATGGTGGTTTTCCGGTTGGAATATCCCATTCAATTCGTCTATCATATGCAAATTCAAGCATCTTCCGAAGAGCAGGTGAATCATTTCTTCGAAGATATTCAATTTTTTCTGGATAGGTATTTAATTCTGTTGTTTTCTTTAAAATTTCAGAAATGCTTAACCTCATCTTAACTCCCATTCATCTACTAAATTAATATCTACATATACTTTTCGTTTCAACCAGTAACCACAAAATTCAGGTTTTTCATGCATTAAATCTGCTTCATCAAATTTCAAATTACTTGCAATTACTAGTATATTACATATATCCGGACTTGCCCAAAGATTTCCATCTAAATCAGAAATTTCAACAGCAAGTCCATATGCAACATCCTTCATCCTTTCTAATGGTGTTTTTCGAGATGGTTCAAATAACTTATTGATATTAATTTTACCTGTTACCATTTTTTTTTAGTATGAGTATACAAATTGTGGCGGCGGGACCTCTTTTGCAACGCCTGATCCAATTAAATTACGAATTAGTGCTTCCCATTGTCTCGCACGAATATCCCAATTATAAAATGAGTTAGTATATACCGATTGGGCTTTACAACGTTGTTGCACCGACTCTTGAAATATTTGACTTATTGCATCATGCAGAATTGCATAAAACAAATCAGCATGACTGTGCATATCTTCTGTATAGTTATACATATGTGTCCAATGAGCTGCTGTTTCATACAAGCCACCAAAATTTGGATGAACACAAAGAAGACCTGCTGACATTGCTTCCATTAAACACAAACATGATGTCTCTTTCCAAATAGAAGGATAGCCAAAAATATGAGCATTTGATAATGCTTCTACTATTTCATCATGTGGTTTATATCCATGATTCGTTACATTTGGTTGTTTATCAGCATATGCAAAAACTTCTTTATATTGTTCATCACGATTATTCCAACCATATATCTGGAAAGAAGAATATACATCAAGATGAAGATTTGGAAACTTTTCAGAAAGCTTAGAAAATACTGGCAAAAGAATTTGAAGACCACGATGTGGTGTTGTATGATAGATTAAACGAATTTGTGAGTTATCACGATTTGGATTTTGTTGAATAGGTGTAATTGCATTTGGCAATACAACAATTTTAGACCAAGGTACACCTAGAAAATTAATAAGTTGTTGAGCTTGCCAATTTGATACACAAACAATCACATGATAATTACGATGATTATCATTAGCTACAGCTTTTTGTAATTCTGGGTCATCAATCAAGTCGTGACAAAAAAATATGCGCCATTTATCTAACTGTAAATCACGAACACGTGATGGAATAATCTGAACTTGTTCTAGTAACTCACGCGGCACCCTACCATCGTAAATTCGACGCATCATAATCTCTGTGCCACCATTCGAATTCGCACTTAAACGATTCACCTCCATGAGGTCTTCATTATTAACAAGTTTAGTCATATTTTTCCTTTATATCAATACGTACAATCAACAAAATCTTCAGCAACTAATTCAGCTTCTTCAATAGTATCAAATGGGCCTTCATACAATGGTAATTTTTCACCATCAATATATTTCTCAACAATATACATATTGTTTTTTTTAACGACAGTTGCCATTGCTTTACTATCTTCACCAACATGCATTCGAACAATGTCAGTCATTTTCTGGTTCTCAATGTCAGTCATTTTCTGGTTCTCTTGGGATAATTTCTCTTACTTGTTGATCAGTTAACATATCAATTGTAACAGCTTCTTCACCAAGCCATTCTTGTTTTAATTCAATTGGATTGTCAGCATCTTGGATAAATGAAAAAGCTTCATTGAGTGTTAAATCAATCGGACCCCTAACAAGGTATTTAATACGATGTATCGATTCAGTTGTAACTACGTAATATTTAGCATCACTCATCAACATGCCATTCTAAAACTT